ACAGCAGACCTAGATACTTCTACCGCCGCCGCCGATTCTAGCCACGACCCATGGGATGTTGCTGAAAAATTCCTGCTGTTATCTGTTCAGATGGCTGCCAATACTGTAGATAAAACATGGAAAACTGATTGGTTTATGCCCGGGCCACTTACACCAATTGGTATTATAGCTAAAATTTTAGCATCTAAAGATTCGGACAGTAAAGATAAAGATGTGCCTACGGAGGCAGACGCTCCATGTCCGGAAGAAGATGCGCTGCTGCCACCGGACGAGGTCATGGAAGCTGCGGCCAATCAGCCACCCACGGACGCTACCGATGGGAGCCAGCCTACCGATGGGAGCCAGCCGAGCCCAGCTTTAGAATGCGCAGGCAAAGGAGGTTTATATTGGATAATACAATTCCCACCTGATCCAACAGAAGAACTTTACAAAATGCCGGAAGTGCTTGGCGGCGCATTTGGGTCTGTAGAAGGCCCAAGCTTTAAAACATTTAATTTAATTACGGACCAATACGATGTCTTCAAGGGCACGACTTCAAATTTGTTTTATCCACCATGGTCTAGTGCACCCGGGGGCAGTCTTAATCCGAACACTTGGGAAGAACACTGCAAAGACCACGGAAGCAACGAAGGCTTTATTGGCAGCATAATTCCGTTGGCCAACGGTCTCAATAATTTAATTGGATATCCCGAAGGCGATATTTATCCTTATGATGTAAGCCGCTGGTTAAAGATAAATACCATCCCGGGCGGAGATCCTTATCAGTGGATTCACGCCGCCGGCGATATTCAAATTCCATATTCATTTGTTCTTAGGGACCGTGCTTTTTTCAGTCTTATAAATTGTTCACATGACTCTTGGAAACCATATATATGGGAAAAAAACGAATCGAAGATGCCAATGGACACGTTTAAGAGAGTTTGGGTGGGCAAAGACGCGGCGTCTGCAATAGCGGCTATTTTAATACCGGTTAAGAACCACCAAGCGCCCTTTTCGGGCCCGAAAGACACATCTGAAATGTTAAAACCGCATGGAACTTTAATAGACTATTTACAAAAGAGTACTAAGATGACGGTTGTTGATTGGTTCGAAACAGCTCCAAACGGCCTCCAAATGGCCCCATATCCGGACTGGGGAGCAAAGCCGGGAGCAGGAGCTATTGAGTAGAGTCTAAACACAAAAAGAATGAAAGAAATATTTGATTTAATAGCTAATTATTAAAAAGGAATAATAAAATATGGCAGTCGGTTACTCCCCAGCATTACCTCTACGACCTGATTCTGTTGATGGCTTCTATAAGTTAACCAAAACTCTAGGAGAAGTTACTCAACAGAATTTAAAAATGCTTATATTAACGACTCCGGGAGAACGAATAATGCACCCAGAGTTTGGAGTGGGCGCAAGGAACTATTTATTTGACCAAACAGCAAATACTTATCAGGAGCTTAACGTTGAGATAGTTAGTCAAGTACGAAAATATATACCCTACATTGAAATTGTTGATGTCGTTCTTTACGATGTGAATTTAGATGAAACACAAGTACACAATTATCGAGAAAATCAATACATGGGGCTTCAAATTGTATATACTATTCCAAATTTAGCATTAAATGATACTTTAAAAATAGTAATCTCGAACCAGATATAAGGAAAAAAGCCAAAGATGCCAAAAATCAAACCATCTATAAATTACACTAGTCGAGATTTTGAATCGATCAGAGCAGATTTAGAATCATATGTAAAAAGATATTATCCTGATAATTTTAAAGATTTCACCGAAGCATCTTTTGGATCTTTAATGTTAGATACTGTTTCTTATGTTGGAGATTTACTATCTTTTTATGTAGACTACCAGGCTAATGAATCATTTTTAACAACTGCCATGGAGTTTGATAATGTATTAAAATTAAGTAGAGAACTTGGCTATAAATATAAACCTTATCCTTCTTCTTTTGGAATATGTAATTTTTACGTAACGATACCGGCGGAGGCCAGCTTTCCAGGGCCCGATGACGATTACAAACCAATTTTAAAAGCTGGCTCAACTTTTAGATCTCTCGGGAATACTATGTTTACATTGTTAGAGGATGTAAATTTTTCAAAAAGCACCAATCCCATTGTATTGGCAGCCCAAAATGGAGAGACTGGCGCGCCCATCTCTTACGCGGTTCGCGCTTCCGGACAGGTCGTCTCGGGCGAATTGGCCGTACAAGAGATTTCAATTGGAGAGTTCCAAAAGTTCTTAAGAATTGGAATAAGAGGACAAAACATAAGCGAAATAGTTTCTGTTTTTGACGACAGAGGAAATCAATATTTTGAAGTAGATTATCTTACACAAAATATAATACATGTTCCTGTCTTAAACCGCGGAGACAATTCCAATACAGTTCCCTACATATTAAAGCCAGTCGCAGTTTCCCGGCGCTTCATGGTCGAAAACACCCCAGATGGAATATTTTTACAATTTGGCTATGGCAGCGAAGAAACACCAGTTTCGTTAAAAGACCCTTCCGATGTCATACTTCAGCTGCACGGAAGAGATTATACTTCAGACACTTCGTTTGACCCTTCCATATTAAATGAAACTGATAAATTGGGTGTTGTCCCCGCAGATACTATTTTGACAATAGTTTATAGGGTGAATACCAACGAGAATACAAATGCAGCTGCCAACACTGTTACAAGAGTGGAGAGGGCAGATTTACAATTTAATTCGCCCGAAACCTTAAGTACAAACAAACAAAACGAAGTAGTTAATAGCTTATCGGTATTGAATGAAGATCCAATTATTGGTGACGTCACACTGGTGACGGCAGACGAAGTTAAAATGAGAGCCCTTGGAAATTTTGCCGCTCAATATCGAGCAGTGACAAAACAAGATTATATTAGTATAGCTTATAACATGCCCTCTAAGTTTGGAAAGCTTAAACGATGTGCTATAGAGCTGGATTCCGATTCTTATAACCAACGAAATTTGAATTTATATGTCATCTCGGAAGGCACGGATGGTAATTTAGTTGTAAGCAACCAAGGTCTTAAAAATAATTTAAAAACCTGGGTAGGACAATATAAAATGATTAATGATACTGTAGATATATTAGATGCTAAGATAGCCAACATAGGCATTGAATTTAAAGCATTGGCGTTCTCTGGCGTTAATAAATACGACCTTTTGAATGAGGCATCTAACGTTTTGCAGCTAGCATTTGATAAAACTTTTTATATCGGGGAGCCACTTTTGGTTACGGATGTATATCAAATTTTGAAATCTGTACCCGATTTGATGGATGTTATTGATGTTGATATTACTATAAAAACGGGCGCAGCATACGCAGACTCCCCAATAAGTATCGCGGAGGCAATGTCGGCAGACGGAAGATATGTAGTTCCACCACCAGATACTATTTTTGAAATTAAATTTCCGAATTCGGATATAGCGGGGACAATATTATAATGGCTATTAAAAGATATATAGCAGATGCAGACACAACAATAACAAACGCCTTTAAAGCGAATTTAACAACGCGCGGGACCGGCTCAAACATGGGCCAATCAGATATTCTTGAAGTATTCTCAATTTTCGCACAGGAGAACACAACTTCTTCGGAGCTGGAAAGAATTTTAATTAAATTTCCAGCGGTCGGTACTTCCACTGGATATATTTCTTATGATAGAGAACAGGGAAATATACCAGCCTCCGGAAGCGTTTCATTCTACTTAAGAATGTTTAATGCTAAACAATCTCAAACGGTACCAAAAGATTTTAATCTTGTTGTATCGGCGGTATCACAATCTTGGCAAGAAGGTTTAGGCCTTGATATGGAAGAATATTCAGATGCAGATGAAGCCAATTGGATTTATGCAAGCGACACAAAAGTTCAAGCTAGCGCCTCGATTACAGTACACGACTATGATAACGTTGATGAAACACTACATTTTACTGGCACTAATTCAAATTATGAATTTATTGCTAAAAATCCTGCAGATGGCGTAAACCAATTCGATATTGGTACTAGTAATTCTGAATGCGCCACAAACATTAAAGAAATGATTAATGCCTCGGCAAGCTCCGATTTTTCAGCTTCCGTAGCTTCTGCTGTAGTTACGGTTTATGCGGCTGCAGCCGGCACAGAAGCCAATGTAAACTCTTTATCGAGTAGCCTTGTTGATTTTGCAACTGTAACCGGCTCTGAAGCAGGCTCTAGCGCTCTTTTCGCCGGCGGCGCAAATTTTACTGCATGGGCTACTGAAGGCGGCGATTACTATAGCGATTCTAGTTCTTCGTTTACAACTTATTTTGATACTGGTTTTGAAGACATGGAATTAAATATTACTCCGTTGGTTGAACAATGGATATCTAGCAGCGTAGCGGATCGGAAAGAAAATTATGGCGTTGGCATTAGATTATCATCAACGGAAGAAGACGCATCCAATTCTTATTATACTAAAAAGTTTTTTGCGCGCGGATCACAGTTTTTCTTTAGGCGCCCTTATATTGAAGCACGATGGGACTCTTCCAAAAAAGACAACAGAGGGAGCTTTTATTATAGCAGTTCACTCGCACCCGCCGCGGACAATTTAAACACAGTCTATCTTTATAATTATGTTCGAGGCCAACTAAAAAACATCCCAGCAATTGGAACAGGAAGCATATATGTTAGCATTTATTCGGGCTCTTCTGCTAATTCAGCACCCTATGGTTCAAAATTAGAATTAAGTATTGGGGGTGACGTTGTTGAAACTGATCTTTTTAATGTTACAGGAGGATATGTTGAGACCGGCGTGTATTCGGCCTCATATGCATTTACAGGATCGACTTCTTTGACTAGAATATTTGATGTGTGGCACAGTGCAAGTGTTGAATATTTCACCGGAACTATAAATCCTCAAAGCCTAACACAAGGATGGCCAGGTCACGCCTTTAACCCAAGTCAGCAATATGTTTCTAAAATTTCGAATTTAAGGCCGACCTATTCAAATTCAAACACTACAGCACGTTTTAGGCTATATAGCCGCAAAAAAGATTGGAGCCCAAACATTTACACAGTGGCATCTGTGTCCGCTCCAATTGATTTAGTTGAAGATGCTTACTATAGAGTATATCGTGTTAATGATAATTTAGACGTTATTCCTTACGGCACTGGCAGTACCAACCACACTAGAATGTCTTATGATGTGAGCGGTAGTTATTTTGATTTAGATATGTCGTTATTAGAGCCGGACAATACATATGCGATTAAATTTATTTATTATCTCAATAATCAGTATGCCGAACAAACTGAGAAATTTAAATTTAAAGTAGAAAAAGTATGACCACAGATTATAAAAAATTATTTGGCCAAAAAAGTATTATTTTAGCGAACGAAGATAGAGAAAAAATAGGATCTGAGGTAGAATCTGTTGGGTACATGACCGAACATCTTAACCAAAAAGATCGATTCATTCCACCTGTTGACTTTTCTGAACCAAAACAATTCGCTAGATTTGGATCCGCAGAAAAATATTATATTGATGCGATTGACCGAATCTATAAAACTTATCCTTACGATGGATCTTTAAAAGAGCGCATACAATGGGAATTAAGCTCGTCTTATTTAGATCTTCATGTTTTTGAAAACGGATATCCACGAAGAAATGGATACGTCTTGTTTTCAGCAAATGGCTGGTCTGCGCAAAATGATTTTGGCGATGGTTACGGAGAGCCCGTAGCAAAAGAATATATTTTTGTTAAGGGAGGCCCCAATACTTCGAACCGCGCCAAAGAAAAAGGCATACGAGACACATCGGGAGATTATAAAAGTGGTTATGCAAATGTGTGGGACCCATCTAAAAACAGAGAATCAAACCTTAAAATTGGAGGCATCGACGGAAACACAATTGAATTTTGGCTGAAGAAAGACAAATTTCTAGGAGCATCGGAGACCAATAAAGAAGTTATTTGTGATGTGTATACGACCGCTTTTGATTCTTCGAGCATCAATTACGGCCGCCTAACGGTTGAACTATCATCTTCTGATAGCGTCAGCCCTTTTAAAGTTACGTATATGTCAGGGGCGTCCGGATTTGGTAGCTCATCAATTGGGACCAACCTAACGAACG